CCATCTTAACACTTCCACCTTCTGCGTGCTGCCTTGCCGCGTTCACCCGTCCAGCCGCGTGAGCGGGCGCAGAACGACTTTTTACGCGCTTTCTCTGATTTCGTTTTGGGGCTCGGCGCGGGGGCTTTTAACTTGCTGCCGGTCGCCTTATTGTACTTTGCGCGCCCCTTGGCGGTTAAACCGCCGCCACGCTTCACCGAAAGCTTCTCGCCGCGCCCAACAGATAGGCTTGGGCCTGATTTGCGTTTCGTCGCCATTACTTTTTCTTCGCAGGCTTCTTCGCGGTCTTCGCGGCCTTCTTAAACGCTTTAGCGGTAGGCGCGCCCTTGCTGCCAGCTTTGCGCATCTTTTCCTTTGAACCCGCCGCGATGCGCTTACGCTTCGCGTGGATGTTCGCATATAAACCCGTCTTAGCCATCTACGCTCCTTCGCCCCACTGGACGCATTGATAATCCATCGCGCGGTACGCAGGAAACGTCTGCCGCGCGTATTTCAGCCCGCTCGGTATGGACTGTATGCACTGGCTCTCGCTCTGCATCACGGGGCTGCCAAACGCAAAGCAGTTACCCTCGACGCTGCAAAGCAGGAGCAGCGCCGTCCACATCACTTCTTGCGTGCGGGCATCTTCCGCTTCGTCGTTGTGCCATACTGCTTCTTCTTTTTCATCGCAGCGGCTGCAGCCTTTTTGCCTGCGGCTGTGTACGGGAACTTTTTACCACCTACATTTGGCATCACAATCTCCATAATATCTTGCGATATAATAACATTAAAACGCCAAAAAGAAACCCCGCGCGCTGGGAGGGGCGCAACGGGGTCAAGTTGTGCGGGTACAGGGAGGAAAACCCGCGATGAGGTACAGACGTGGACATGAAACCACTCTGAGCAAGGCCAAGGTAAACTTTTTTCAGAGAAAATGCAAACCCGCCCCTAAACGACCCCGCGTATGCCCCTGCGAAGGGGCGCGCCCCAACCGCCAACCTTGGAACCGAAATGCATCGCCGTGTGGTCTGTCGCCAGTGACAGGCACACGGCGTCGGCGCGATCTGGCGAGGCAACGCGCCGCTTCTTCATGCTGTCCTTGCTCTCGACCTGCATCTTGCCGCTTGACGTGAAGTGATATCGCGGCGCTGCCAGCTCAGCATATAACGCGTCGTCACGCGGCAGCTTAACATCCATACCCTCCAGCCACGCCTTCGCCTTGAACCACAGCTCCGCGCGCAGGTTCACATATGTCTGATTGGCGGCGGCGCGCTCCGACACGTTCAACCCGCGCGCCGGAAGCCCCACCTCACGCAGCCGGTCCAACACGCCTGCGCCGAACCCGTTGCTATCCACGATGATCTCCTGCGGACGCTTATCCGCGGGCAGCGCGTCATACTCCGCCTTCACGGCACCAGTAAGCTGCATCAAATCGAGGTTGCGCCACACGCTGAGCGGATGCACGACCGGCCCCTGCCGCTTAGCCAAGACAGACGCGTCACCGCCCTGACGCGCGACGTCCAGACCCCAGATGCTCGCCGTATTCTCGTGCACACGCACGTCGCTGGCCATGGCGGCCTCGATCAGCGAGACGGGGATCACCGTATCCTCCTCGGACGGCGGGAAATTGCCAAGCACGCGCACATGATAAGCGGGGCTATCGATTCCGTAGCGGCGCTGCATATCCGCCACGAAGTCCTCGCTGACGCGCGGGCTGTCCACGCAGGAAACATGCATCGTGTGCCAGTCGTCGCGCAGCCGGTTGTGCGTCTCGTAGAAGAACCCCGTGTTACGCGTGGGGTTGCCCGTCAGCACCGTCGTCGCGGTGTGGCCGGACATCGACCCACTGGCAGCCTCAAACACCGCTTCGGGTATCCCGCTGGCCTCGTCAGCAAGCAGCAGCACCGAGGGGCTGTGAACGCCGGCCAGCGCCTCGGGCTGCTCCGCCCGTGACGTCCTGCAACTTATAAACGTGCTCTCGGGGTGGCTCTTCAACTCAATCCGATCAGACTTCACCTCTAGCAGGCTGTCAAACGGCGGCTTCAGCTTCTTGGCCAATGCCTTCATCTCCGCGAACAGCGCGTCAAATAGCTGCGCGCTGGTGGGCGCCGTGACAACCGTCTTGCTCGGCACGCGCATCAACACATGCCACAGCGCAGCCATGGCGACGCCGGTACTTTTGCCGACGCCGTGGCCGCTGCGCACGCTTACACGGCGTATGGCAGGCGCGGAGACGGCGTCCAGCAGCTCAATCTGCCACTCGTCGGGCTCGATGCCAATGACCTCCTCGGCAAAGCGTACAGGGTCGTCACGATAGCGGCGCATGAGCGCCAGAAACGGGTTATCTTGGGGTGCGGGGGTGCTGGTCATTTTTTCGCGTGGCTCCTATTTTTCGGAAAACGTGAAGGGGTGGGGGGTATGGCGGGTATGCGTGGGGGGGTCATTGCAATTGCACCCCGCCGCGCCAAAAGAGGGGGGGGTCAAACCTGACCATCTGGTCAGAATATGGCCCCGAAACCGGCTGGAATCGCATAATCGTTATTATGTTAAATAAAATATGCAGCAATATCAGCACGTTAGCGTTTTACAACTATTTAAAGTTGTATCGTTGTGCATATTGCTGCGCTGCGGAGCGGTAATATGATACCGCAATCTTGACCATCCAGTCAGGTTAAGGTAACCGCGCGCGCCTATGCGCTTCCCTCTCTTGATGTGCAAAATCGCCATCATTCGCCATCCTCTTCCACGATCTCAGCGTCCTCGATATCGTCCACGTCGCCAAGCAACTGCGCTGCCTGCGCGTGCAAGTCGTTCACGCTGATGTTGATCGCGATGTCCTTCTGCCGCACGTCGTATTGCTGGTTCAGCTTCGACGCGATCCACTTGTCGGTGTCCACCTGAAGACGTGACACGTTCACCGTCGCGGGATCAGCGTTCTGCGCCGTATCCACCGCGCGTGACGCGAAGAAGTGCCCAGCGGCCTCCTGCGCCGCTCTGTAGCGCTCCTTACGCCCGCGCTCAGCGTCGAGCCACTTGTTCCACAGCTTCCACCCCACATTGAACTCGCCAATGATCTTGCTCACGGTTTCACCGCGTGACATCCGGTCGAATATCTCGTCCTCGCCGACCGCGTTGATCGCCGCGATCTTCGCCTTCCCGACTTCACCCATCGCCAGCCTCCAGCTCACCCGCTATCGCAGCGTACCCGCACACGTCCACCCAATTGTCCGAGTGATCGCTTGAGCGCGACCGCGACACCTTGAGCAGCACCATCATCGCCGCCACGTCCACCTCGGTCACAGGCACTCCGAGATACGCCGACCACATGCCAGCAATGGTCGCGTGCGACGCCTTTGCTGAGCCATACGTCCGCTGCCTGTCGCCCGTGATCAAGTCACCCGCCGTGCGTAAAATATCTTCCCTCGTCACCATGGTATGTCATCCTCAATGTTATTGTTGCCATCTCCATCCACCACACGCGTCACCTTCGCGTTGGGAAACGTCTCAAACGCCTTCTGTAAAAACGCCTCGCTGAAATGCTGCTTCAGTATACACGCCGCATCCTCAAACGAGTAGACCACCCACTCGGGATACCGCTTGCGCAGCTCAGCGCATCCCTGCCTCGCGAAGCACACGATCTTCCCGCCATCCACTTCCACGCACCACGCGTGCGGCGACAGCGGCTTATGCCCCGCGCCCTCCGCTTCCGCTTCCATGCGCTTCCATCCCGCCATGAGCTGCGTGGCGATCTTATTCGTCCTGACGACGTCACGCTCGACGATGGCTTCCTTCAGCGCTTCATAGGCCGCCTCGAACTTGCCTGCCAGATCCGGCGTGACCAGCGACGGCAACGCATCACCCCACCGCTCCGTCATTTCCCTCGCCACCCGATCCAGCGGCTCAAGCTGACCCCAGACAGACGCCGGTATTGGCTCCGTCCTTTCGCCAACCGTAAACTTCCCCTTCGCCGCTATCTGCTTTGCCGTAGGGCGACGCCCCTTCTGATTAGCCATGCAAGTATCCCTCCCTTCCACAGTCCGTTTTCCACCACCACAGTCCACCACCACAGTCACGTATATATATACGTTGACTGTGGTGGAAGGATTTCACTGTATTATTCCCACACTCCCCCACTCCCCCACAGTCCACTGTGGTAAACGTGGGCACGCTCACAAGCCCGCCTCATCACCGTTGATCCACTCCCCGACGGTCACGATTTGCACGTCACGCCCAGCGCGTGCATCCGCCCACTTGGCCGTGCGCAATACGCCCGTGTCGATCCACGTCTTGGCGATTGCCTTGGCCTTCGCCTTTTCGTGTTTCTTCTCCAAGTCCAGATCCAGCGCGCCTGCCACCGCCACGCCGATCCAGCGCTTGCTGCGCACGTTTTCGCGGTACGGGTCATCCGCCGCCTCCGCCGCCCCGACGTCACGCTGCACCTTCATCGCGTCGCGCGCCGATATGCCGTCGAAGAGATCCGGCATCGCATATTCAGTGGCCACGCCGACATATTCCATGTTTGGCAGCTGCACGCCCACCATGCGCCGATACACCGCCTTGGCTGCTGGCGGCGCCAAGTTTGCCTTGCCGTCGTCCACGCGGAATATGCCGAGGCTCTCCGCCTCTGACACGCCCAGCTTCTGCGCGTCTTCCGAGCTGATCTTGTTGATGACCCGCGCCGCACGCGCCGCCCCGATCAGCGACCCCGCGCCCCTTACGCTGTCCACGGTCGCCTCATCCCCGTTGCCCTTGCGGATGTGATGCACCAGCGCCACGGCGCAATCTGTCTCGTCGCAGACGCTACGCACGGCACCGACGGCTGCGTTCATGGCCACGTTGTCGTTCTCGTTGATCTGGTTCGCGCCGACCCACGGGTCGATCATCACCATGCCGATGTCGTTCTCCTTGATCTTGGCCGCCATGTAGTCGAGCATTTCGTCGTTGACCTCGATCCCGTCGCGCCCCTGATTGGCGAAGACCATGTTCAAGCTTCTGCCGGCGTCGAGGAACAAGCGCCCCCGTATTTCCTCGGCGGTGACGCCGTAGTGCAGCATCGCCGCCGCAAGGCGTCGCTGCATCTCCTCCAGCGGATCTTCGAGGTTGATGATCCACACCTTGCACGGCTCGTGTATGGCCTCGCCCAGCAGCGGCTTGCCCGTTCCAATGCACAGCGCCTCCACGATCTGCAGCGACGTCTTCCCGACGCCGCCCGCCGAGGCCAGCACACTGACATGGCCTCGGATGTAGTGCTGTCCGTAGATCCACCGCCGCGCCGGTATTGTCGCGGGATCTATCGGCTCGTATGCAGTTGGCCACTGGCGCTCGCCTGCGATGCGCTCCTGCTTCACTTCCTCGACCGGCTTCGCCAGCGCCAGCGCCTCGCGCAGCTTCTCCGCGCCCGCTTCCTGCAGGTAGTCGTTGGCATCCTTTACGTTTTCCACGCCCAGCGCGTCGAAGCGCACGACGTGGACGTCTGTGCTTCCGTCGCCTCGCAGCACGTCCGACACCGCCTCCACGTCTAAGTCTGGGTCCGCGCAGATCGTGACGTCGGATGCGCGTGGCGCGTTGAACGTCTTCATGCCCGACTTGCCAAACGTGCAGACGATTGTCGCCTCAACATGGCCCATGATCGCTTGGCGCACGCTCAGCGCATCCTCTGGACCCTCGACCAATATGATCGCGCCGCCCTCGTGCTGATCGCCGATCCGCATGGCATTGCCGACCAGTGATCCGCGTGAATACTTGTTGATGTTGTTATGCTCGCGCTTCTTCCCGTCCGGCGTCAGCAGCACCGCCTGCACGCCGCAGACGTCGCCCTCGGCGTTGGTCGCGGGAAATAGTATCGCTGGCCCATCGTATAAGCTGGGGCTGAACCGCGCGACGCCCTCCGCCACGCCTGCGCGCATCCCGCGGTTGTTCAGGTACAGCAGCGCCGGCCTGACGGCGTCCTTGTTCTCGCGTGATATTGGCACGCTGCGCTCCCACGCGGCCTGCGCCTTTGCGATTTTCTCGGCGCGCGTTTCCTCGTCGCGGATCAGCAGATCCTTGCTGGCCAGCCTTACGATCAGGCGATCCATCTCGCTCGGCTGAAACGGCATCGCGTCATCGTTCTCCAGCGTCTTCGGGTTTTCGCTGCCCCGCTTGAACCCGCTGCCAATGGTTGCCTTTATCTCGTGTTCTTGCAGCCCGATTGCCTTGGCAGCCGTGTGCAAGTCTATGACGCTGCTATCTATGTTGCTGGCGTCCATGTGCGCGTGCCGACCCAGCGCGTATGCCGCTAGGTTCAGCGCCTCGTTGCGACGCCCCTGCGGCGCCATGCCGATCTCGGTTACGACGCTTTCCCGTACCTTCTGAAAATAGTTTACGCTCATCCCGCTACCCCGTTTTAACTTTTGTTATAACCACGCCCGCCGTAGCAGGCGTGGAACTTGTTATCCTAGAAGCCGAAGTCGTCTGCGTCTACAACGCTGGCCACTGGGGCCGCTGCGGTTGGCACCGGCTCCGGCTTAGGCGGCGTGCTGTCTGCGGGCTTCGAAATCCACTTGGATATGGCAAAGCCCAGATCGTATGACGTGCCCTTGCCGACCACGACAGGCGTGGACGTCGTGACGCTGACGACCGGCACCATGCCCTGCGCAAACTCTGGCGCGTTTTCCGCTTGGTTGTACAGCTTGGCGATGAACTGCCCCGTGCCATACGAGTTGTTGCTGAACTGCGCCTTGGTGCCGTCCGACATCCAGCAGTCAACATCGAACCCCTGCTTATACGCTGGCTTGCCCTCCGCGTCCGTCTCGGTCGGCTTTTGCGTTGCCTGCGATGGCGATGGCCACTCCTGCCAGTCGCGCGTTCCGACGGCGATCTTGAGCCACCCGAACTTGACCGCAGCAATGTCGATTGCGATACCCTTGGCCATGTCGATGGCTTCGGGGTCGCCGCCCTTGTTTACCGTCCAGCGGTTTTGCGGAAGGTTGACCCGTATATACGCGCCGCTCGCGTCTGATGATTCTCCGAATGATATTGGCATGTTTGTCTCCTTGACGTTGTGTGCCTGTGTTATGCGCCGTGTGACGCGGTGAAGTTGAACGCCCAGCGCGGTATCTGGAGCGTTTGCAGCTCCCCATACCCGTAATCCCAGACGCCCGTGTTGCGCGCTATCGCAAATTTCTCTAGCGCGTGTTGAACTGCCGCGTCGCCCTCGGCGAGCGTGCGCCAGTCAAGCTCGTACACACCAACGGGGTAAGGCGCTTCCTTGCCCACGCTGATGAAGATAAACCTGTCGATCTCCTCCCCGATCAGGCCCATCGTCCTGCGGTAAAAACTTTCTTGTATGTGATAGCCATAATTGGCGATTTGCTTGCTGAAGCCCTCAGGGTCTGGAGCTATGGTTGTCTTCAGATCTATCAGCGCCCCTATGTCACGACGCCACCCGTCTGGACGGCAGCGCATGTCCACGCCTGTCTGCGTGTCCTTCGCGAATATGCTGGCCTCGCAGACCAGATCGCCGGATAGCAGCTTGGCGACCTCCTTGTTGCTGCGCACCGCGTTTGCCGCGTCCACGGCGATCTTGTAATCGCCCTCCGTTAGCAGCAGCGCGCCATTGGCGTCGGCCTCTGCCTTGTGCTGCGCCCAGTCTTTGCCGCGCCGCGTCTCCGGCCCGCACCATACGCTGGACGCTAAACTTGGCTCGAACACCAATGTGTGCGTGGCCGTGCCCACGTCGAAAGCGCTGCTTTCCTTACGTTCTGCATATTTGTAATGCGCCAGCGACTTCATGGCGATTGTCTTGGCCCCAGAGGCGCTGAGCGCGTCGCTCAGGTGGTATTCCTCGTTTGACATCGTGGTTGATATGGTCACGCCTTCCCCCTTCCATACAGCGCTATCAGCAGCGCCTCTGCTCTATGTTCATCCTTCTTGCGCTTCAGCTCGCTCGCCCTGTCGGGAAACCACTGCTGCGCCATCCTACGCGCCGCGTCTTTATCCTTTGGCAGGTTCATGGCCCGCTTCCACACGACCGGCGTCACCATGGTGTAGCGCGTGCGCGACAGCGCCACGGTCGTCGTGATCTGGCCAAACGCATACCCCAGCTTGAACGTCGAGCTGACGCCCTGCTTTGGCATCGCCTGCTGCTTCTCGATCCAGATGTGATCGAGCCGATCCACAGACGTGAGAATATCCATCAGCGCCACAACGTCTACGCCACCCTCGCTGTAGACGGGCAGGTCATGCACCTCCGACCAGTTTTCACCGACCAGCGCCACGCCGCCTGTGCGGTAGCCGCAGTCTATGCCACACGTAACAATGCTCAATGCATTTCCCCCTTATCCGGCGTGCTGTACGTCTCGAATATGATCCCCATGCACATGGCGATGGCGTCTTGAACGTCGCAGTCGTTGTCACGCATGAAGCCGACCACTGACTGCAGCGCAGCGCCCAGCGCGTACACCTTGGCAAGGTCTGGCATCTCGGTGTGCTCGGTGATCGCCAGCATGTCACGCATCAGCGCGTTTGCCTCTGACATGGTGTTGCTGGCAACCGCTGACATCTCAGCATGCTGCTCCGGCGTCAGTGTGAAATCATCATCCACGCTGCACGTCCACGCCATGCTCGTCCAGCAGGCGCAGTATCGCCATCTGCGTCAGCGACGCCATGCTTATGCGCTTCTCCTTGGACAAGTCACGCAGCGCCTCGAATACCTTGGCATCGATCCGCGAGCCAAGTTGCTTCATCTCAGTGTTCATAATTACCTCCGTTGATCCGGCCACTATAACGCCGCGTTAACATTGTGCAAGAGCTAGAACGCGAACTCTTCTTGCGTGCGCAGGCGGTACAGTTGCTGGCCCTCGATGAACGACGTCTTCACGATTGTGCGCCGCTCCCGCATAGTCTTCAGGCCAATGTCGATATGCACGGCGTCCTGCTCGATCATGCTGCACAAGTCGCCCACCGACAGCTCGTCATGCCTGCTCAGGCAGCGCTTGATCTCCTTGCGCAGCTTCTCCAGCGGCCACGGTTTGTGGGCATACGCGTGCATGTCATCGCGCCCAATGAGCCTGCGCTTCATGCGCGCATTCTCGATGATCGCCAGCTCCTTCCAACGTTCCAGCGGTGTTAGGTTTTCCGTCACAGCCGCTTCTCCAGCATCTCGCAGAGCGCCATGATCTCTTCGGCGCGCTGCTTGATCGTCAGGCGCTCGGGGCCACGCCCCGCGTCCATCCGCATGATGTCTGCCTTGCGCCTGATCGACATGACTAGCATCAGCGGCGTTGGCTGCGTCGGCGCGCTGCTGTCCTCGTCGATATGCGCGCCAACGCTTGCGCTGTTTTCCAGTTTCGATAGATCCCATTTAGCCATTGTTACTCTCCTGTGTTGGCCGTGGCTGTGGTCTGACGTCGGGCCACGGGCGGCGGTAGTCTGCCTCGCCGCCCATCTCTACGCATTGCGGTTCAAAGATCCGCGCCAGATCGTAGTATTTCGCAAACGCTTTGCACTCGTCTACGGATGAAAAGACGGCGAATGCCATGAAGACGGGTTCAGCTAGGGTCATTGCGCTGCGCCTCCTGTGATCCACTTCAAGTGCGGGCAAGCGTAATCATCGCACCCATCTAAAAGCTCGCCCTGCACAAATTTAGCGCCGCATATCCTTTCAAATCTTCCGCTTGGGGTTTGACCTAATGCGATCAACTCTTCTTCAATCAAAGACAGGCAATCCTTAGCATCACAATCATAATTTGCAGCGTCAGGGTTTTCGTCTACTTCTTTGCACAAAAAAGAATTTACATTAATCCCAGTTTTTTTTGACATCTCCAGCGCACAAACTTTTACGGGAGCATCATGGGTTTCAATCATAAAAAGAAGCTTTTTTCTGGCTTTCCATAAATGCGATAAATCATATACCACTGGTCGGTTATGGATGACATTATATTTTGGCCGTTTTGATTTTATAAAGCTCTTTTCAATTTCTAAAGCCTCCACCCTTGTGTCGAACCAATCAATTTCAATTTTCTTCACCTTCTTGAACCAATGCTTATCTATGGAATGCTGCGTGGTTCTAAACGCAGGGTTGTTTGAAATACCTATATACAATATTTCTCCATCACCTGATTTGTGTGTGTACACGGCGGTCGCATCATCAATCATTAAATTGCTCCAATTTTTCATCTATAGCCCGACGCAATTTAATTAAATGAAACTTATTGCTATCTTGAATAATCGAGCAGATGAGGTTGTGAACAACTCTGCCCGTCAGCTCGACAACGCAATTTTCTCCGTTGTAAACTGATATAAGCATTTCGTCAGCTAAGGGGTTACTTGGCTGGTAGAATTTTGCCCCCTGCCACAAGTTTCGCTTCCCTCGAAACGTGTGCCATTCGCCACCGTCCTTGTCCCTCAAAACAGAAACACTTGCCGTTGATTTGTTGCCGTTCTCAAATGGCGAATACAAGTTTATAGTCATCACATCCACCCCATGCTTACAGCGCCGATCCAGCCCAGCACCGACGCGGCAATCGCTACGGCGATGATGATGTCTTGTGTCCACTTGGTCATCACTCTTCCTCCTCTTCGTTGCGCCAGTCGAAGTCGTCTTCGTCCTGACATTCTGGGCAGCGCACCGTTGTCCACGGGTCGCTGTCCGGTGTGTTGACGAAACGCGGCAACTCGATGAAGCCGGTTCCGTCGCATGACGCGCAGATCATTTGTACACATCCGCATTGATGCTCCACAGCACCAACGACGCGCGCTGCTGGTTTGCACGCTGGTTTACATGGGCTCGGCATATCTCGCCGCGTGCGTGCATGTTTTCGAGGTGCTGTGAAAGCTTGCGCGGCTCAACGCCAACGACGTCAGCGATGTCTGCCGTCTCGCAATATGTCACCTCGTCGCTCTGGAGCATCGCAATGATCTTCCGCTGGACGTCAGCCCAATCAATCGGCTTAGGCTCCTCGGTGGGCGCTTGTGCGGCCTCTGCTGGCACGTCAGTCGCCAAGCCCAGCACGTCTCGCGCAGCGCGTCGTTCCTGCACATATGCGGCAACCCACGGCGTGCGCTCGCGCTGCTCTTCGACGGCGTTCTGCACGATGATGCCGGTGCATATGTCGTCGAGATTTGCGTGCGCCTGCTCCAGCAGACGCGGCGATATGTGTACGCTCTCGCCGTTGTCGGTGCGCACGCCGAAGCCGGTGCCGCTGTCGGTGATATGCGTGATCAAAAATTGATGTGTATGCGTAAGGTTCATTATGGTTTCTCCGATTTACTATTTGCAGTTGACACAAACTTGCGCTGCGTAGCGGAAGCCATGATGGGTGATGCCGACGCCATCATATGTGTCTTTGTTTGGGTTTCCGATTGAGCGAGACACCTTGAAGTAATTGTCGCCCTTGTTGATATCTGTGCCACAGCAGTCGCACTGATATTGCTTGCGCGCTTTAGTCGGCTTAGGGCCAGACTGAACGCGCTGTACTTCCAAAGCAACGGCTGGCTTCCACTGGTTCATCGCGGCCAAGCCAGCTTCGCGTGCGCTAGGCGCATTGAACTGACCAGACATTTTTCCGTCGATTGTGTTGATATTGAAAGTAGCCATGATTTCCTCCGTTGCTTATATTGTTAACATACAGTTACCACAGCACGGTGCAAGCAAAAAATGCACACGACGGAAACTTTTTTTCGCCTCTATATAAAATCGTTTAAATGCAGTATGTTGCGCGCGTGGCCAACAGCATAAACGTCGGTCGTGCTGGCGAGTTTCTCGTAGCAGCCGAGCTAGAGCAGCGCGGGATACGCTGCCATCGAGTCGATATGAAGGACGATGACCTATGGGTTAAGTCGGCCAGCGGCGAGCTGTTGACGATGCAGGTAAAGGCGACCCTTGAGCCACGCAAAGAGCGTTACCGCGAGGCGCACTACGTGTTCACGCGCGCAAACGGCGATGCGCACATATTTGCGTATGTTGCTCTGGGCCTGCGGCTGTTTATTCTACGCACCGCGCCTCGCGGTAAGACGGTACGCATAAAGCCCGCCGAGTTTACACCGCAGGCCATGGCGGATAGTATCTCGGAACATCTGTATTGAGAGGATATACCATGGACGATAAGACACGCGAATTGATCCGCAATCTGAACCAACCCCACCGCGTCAACAACGTTATGGCGTTGTTCCGGTTTTGCGAGGAAGCGGCTGCCGTGATCGAAGATCAGAACGCGCAGATCAACGCGCTGAAGAACGCGCCCGCGCCGAAGGCGAAGGCGAAGAAGTCAGCGGCCAGTTAGTCTATCGCGAGCAATCCGCCCGCTTGACGTGCCAGCTTTTCGCCAAGCTGCGCGCTCATTGCGGGCACAAGTGGCAGGGGCAGCGTTCCCCGCTGCTGACGCGCAACCATAGACGGTAGAAGCTCAAGAGCACTCTGTACTTGGCTGGGGATCATACGCTGGCCGCCAGCCATAACGGTAGGCAGAGGCAGCAATACTTCTTCTGCAGCAGACGCAATTTCAGACAAGTCTGTTCCAGTGCCGCGCCGCACCGCAACGCCTTCACGCTTGCGAGCTGCAGACGCTAAGGCGGCTGGCGTAATGATGCCAGCGCTGGCGTCAGATCCGGCGCGATTGACAGCGTTTTCAGCAGTCAAAAATGATCTGTATTCTTTGCGGGCCTTCAGTAAATCATCAAGCAATTCTGGCGAAGATGTTCCTACGTTTCTCTGAATCATATCGTCAACAATTTCGTTCATATCGTAAGCAAGTTGATAGTTCACCTGATCGTTTTCTTTGGCAAATCTAGTTAACTGCTTAGACAAGTCTGTGCGCAGCTTGCTTAGATCATTGGCGCTTATTTGTATCCTGCCAGCCGCTGCATTGATAAACTTATCCGCAATGTTGACTAAACGGTCAGGAACCTTTCCGACGGTCACATCTTGCATCGCATCATTTACGGCCATAGACATCCTGCTGCCTTCCTGCATGGAGGGCGGCAAGACAACCGCGTCATCTGCTAAGTCAAATACAGCGCCAAGCTCATTGCGCCTCTTATTCAGCACTGAAGGCGTCGCCAAAACGTCGCCTGTTACGCCCGCTTCGCGCAGAGCCGCCTTGGTGAGCTGGGCCTGACTTTTCAATGTTGGAGAAACTCGTCCCTCCAGCCGCATCAACTGCTCAGAACCTATCTGCTGGCCCGCTGAAATATCCTCAACGCCAGCGCTCTTTAAAGTCTGCACGCTCTCTGGACGCTTAGTGCCCGCCAAGTACCCGCGCACCTCTTCTGGGTCGCCAATAGCCATACGCCGCAGCGCAGGCGTTGCCGCCACTTGCGCGACAGGCACGCCTAGAGCGGCCAGAAGGCGCGCTTGGCTTTCATACTCTGGCGCGTAGGTTTGGGCCACCTGACCGGCGGATTCACTCGCCAGAGCGGGAACTATGGCCTGCTTTGCCGCCCTAATCGGGCCGCCGAATGGAAAGGCCAACGCCCCGCCAGCAAACTCGCCTATTGTTTCCATATATTGCGCCGGCACATTATCCGCTGGCGCGCGTTGCTCGCTATATCCACGCGTTAGCCGAGCCATGGCCTCCGGCAACTGCGACTGCATCGTGGGCGCGGCAGGCATTGCAGCCTGCACGTCTCCTTCGCCCTTCGCTAATGGCAGCCCCAAATCTTCGAAAAGCTTTAGCATGCTTGCTGGGATAACCGATGGTTGCCCCAAAGCTTCGAAGAGCTTTAGCCCGCCAGCCTGTATGCCAGTCTCTAGCGCGGGAAGAGCTTTTGACACGAAGCCAGCCGTCTCAGAAGCGCCACGCAGCATCGCTGGCGGCAGTGCTTGTGCAGTTTCAACCAATGGCGCTGGGCGCTCCGCGCGAGTTTGCTGCGCCTGCTGCGCCTCCAGCATTTTGGCTTGACTGGCTATCCGGCTTACAGAGCCTGAAATCTTTTTGGCCTCGTCCATGTTGCCAGCAGCAACAGCCGCATCATATGCTTGCAGCGCTTTTTGGCCTGCCGCCCTAAGCTCTTCTAATGTGTAAGCCACTATTTGGCCTCCTCGGCAAAGAAACGTCTATCTTCTTCACTAATGCCACCCTCTTCGGTGTAGGATGGGTTTTTGGACAGCGCATCTTTAAATAACCCTTCCAGCTCAAGCAGAGCCACCTTTAAGTCTTCGGGGGTTCCCTTGAGCGCTCTATCAAGGCGCGTCCTTGCCGCCGTGGCCTTTTCACTTTCTATCTCGGTAATTTGGCCGCCGCCTTTTAGCTGCACATATGCTTCCATAAAGTTAATACCGGCGAGTTGATCTACAAAGCTCATAAGGTCGCTATATCTAGGAGCTAAATTGAAGCGCTCCAAAAGAGAGTTGATAACCGCTGACGTTCCAGTGATTTGGCCTATGTCTGGGCTGTCTATCAGCTTTTTAATTGCGTCCAGACCAAGGCTGCCTAAAGTAGCCGCCGATCCAGTTTCTTTTAGCTGTGCTATTCGAGCCTCAATAATATCCATCGTCGGCGCAATTCCCTGCGCCATGCTTGGGTTTGCGATAGCGTAATTTGCAAGCGCTTGCTGGCGCTGCATAAGCTGCTCTACGTTCATATCTGCAATTGATCCGCCAACCGCAGCACCGCCACCCATAACCCGCTGCAACATCTGCTGCCTCTGCGCAGCCGCGTCACGCTTGCGCTGCGTATCCGCCATGGAGCCAAAAGCCTTGAGCGTGTCAGTGAACGACGTGCCCTGCTTGCCCTGCGCCGCCATGCCTGCGTCAGAGATCGCTGAGAACGCCAGCATCATGCGCTGCTGCTTAGACAAGTTTCCAAACATATCGTCGGAGCGCGCGGGCTGCGTTGGCTGCTGCAGGATGCCAGCGGCTGCAGGCGCGGGGGTCGCTGGCCCCGAAGCCACGGTGCGCAGCGGATAGTTTGGCGTCAATCCCGTCTGCCGAGGTATCGCGCCAGCTTCTGGGTCTTGGTACACCATTTCCGGCGGCAAAGTGTCAATCGTCACCGCCTGCGGGTCTGCTGGCACAAATGTCGGCTCTTTTGGCGTGCCGATCATTTCAGGAGACATCCCCAAGAGCCGCACCTCTTCTGCTGTGAATACTTCTGCCATTACATCGGCCCTCCTAACGCGGCCATACGGGCGGCGGGCCCGAACCCTCCCATCACCGCATATCCCCTGCCCAAGCTGCCAAGCGTACCCAGAGCTGGCCCCATGCCGCCTGTGCGCTCCGTCGTCGTAGACGTTCCAATGCCCGCCGGAATAAGTCCAGCCGTTGAGAACAAGCCCGCAAGTGACTGCAGTGGGTACTGCTGCTCGCGCATAAATTGCTCGTAGTCAGCGCCAAGCCCCGCCTGCTCAATCTGGCGTGCAATGTCACCGGCTGACATCTGCGCGCCCAACGCGCCCAGCTCTGCCTGACGACCCGCTCCGGCGGCACCCATCATGCCCTGTGCGCCTGCCATGCGTGCTTGGTTTTCCGCTGCGACCTGCGCCTCGCCGAAGCTGAGCCCCTGCTGCATTAGACCGGCGACCATCGCGTCGCGTGAAGTTTCATAGGCCGCTTCGCGCTCGCCCTCAAAGACGCCGCGCCGCACGTTGCCAAATGCACCCGCCTTGGTGACGCCTGATGCCTCGCCGACACGCTCCTGCGCACGCTTGCGCTCGGCCTGCGCCAGCATCGGATCAATGACGCCCTCGGTGTACACATCCTGATAGCCACGCACCCGCGCCATGCGCTGCTCTGGCGTCTCGGCAGCCATTCCCGCGTATATGTCAGACGCGGCGCCGTATTCGCTTGGCAATGTCAAAGCGCCGTAGCCCTCATATGCCTGCCGCATCATCGGGTCCATGCCAGCGACAAGCGGGTCGGTGTATGCAGCGAAAGGCGTGTCAGCTATTTCCGTCGTGCGCCCGTATAGATCCTCCAGCATTTCCTGCTGGAATGGGTCCATTGTGCTTTCTTGTTTGGTCGTCGTCGTGCTGCCCATTATTGCAACTCCATCTCATAGTGTGTGTAGATCGGACGAAACGCAGAGCCGTCCACATATCTTTCAAAGCCCTTACGGCCATCCGCCTCCACGGCGTCAAGCTTGGCGTCCTTGGCCAACCCCGCCAAAACATCTACCGCCTTATTCATCCATACATGCATGTGCTTGCCGCCCATAAATTCTATCTTGAGGTTCTTACGCTGAGGGTGTTTCACAACGCATGTGGTGATCGCTGCGGTCAACTTGTCCTCAAGGTAAACCAGCCACAATATTGACGTGCCGGCCAGTATGTCTTCTCTTACATCGTCCAGATCGACGTTATGTTCAACCCGTCTAATCGCCGGAGCAAGCAGCTCCATGCCTCTGTCGATGTAGTCGTCTATTTCGCGCTCAGGTATCGGCAGAACCGTCACCCGCTGCGCTTGGCCAAATTGTACAACATTATCAATCATCCGCCAAGCATCTACCAAGACCCTCCCAGATGAGAGGTTCTAGTCCATATAGCCGTTGAGCCATCATAGTCGCCGTTGCAAACGTAGATGTAATTTGTGTCCCA